GGTTGCAGTTTAGAATTTTCTGCAAACGTGTCGCCATACACACTAGCACTAGAAGCATACATTAATGAAGTACCTTTTTGATCACATAGTTGTAGGAGTCGCATTGAGAACTCGTAATTTTGTTCCATTACCTTTTCAATATCTGTTTCAGTAGTGCTACTAATAGCACCTAGATGAATTACTCTATCATATGGTTCAGGATCAGGTATAACGTTTGGCTTCCATTCAAACCCTTCAACGTTATGTCCCTTGTGTTGTAAGTATACCGCAAGATGTTTTCCAATAAATCCATCTGTGCCTGTAATCAATATATTCATGTCATCCTCTCTATCAAATTTGTTGTACTATGTCCGTCTACTGTTGGAAAGATAACTACTTCAGCTAACTCATTTCCTACTGTCGTTGCTACAGTATAATCGCCACCTTTAACAATAATGTCTGGTCTAACAATTTCGAGAGTTTCTTGTGGTGTATCTTCGTCAAAAATAACAACTTCGTTAATAAACCCTAATTCTAATAATGCTTCTTTGCGTAGTTGCTCGTTATTAATGGGTCTTAAATCACCTTTTAAACGCTTCACACTCGCATCGCTGTTAATGCCCACCACGAGGTGTTTACCAAGCGTGTGTGCGTGTCGTAGAAGCTTTAAATGACCTATATGTAGTATGTCAAATACGCCGTTGGTCCATACAACACTATCATTAATATCATCAATTGTTATGATATGTGTTCCTACATGTTTAACTGCTTCGGTAGCACCTTTGACTGATAATTCTAAACAACGTTTATGGGTGTAACCTTTTGTTAGTGCATATACAAACGTAGCAAGGAAACAATCTCCTGCTCCTGTAACATCAGACACTTCAGCTTGTGCAACAGGTATATCATATTCAATATTGTCTATTGTAGCAACTACGTTAGCCCCTGCACTAGTAGTAATAATATTACCTTGCCATTCGTCAAATTCAAATTTAGTAAATTCACTATTGTTAGGTTTTACTAACCAAGCACCTTCATACTCGTGTGCATAACGTTTAGGGTCTACAATTACTTTAGGTCCTTGACTAGTAATATGTGCAATAATTTGGTTTGCATTGTCTAATACACCTTTGTCATAGTCACTTAGTATTACATATTCGTATTGTGAAAAGTCATTAGCCAATACAACGGCTAATACTGCGTCACCACTTGCACGTTTATCATCGTCAATACGTGTAACATAATGCCCGTCACAAATAACTCTAGTCTTAATACTATATTCATGTCCTGTTTCATATAGTGTAGAATCAACTCCTAAACTAAGCAAGTTTTTATGTACAAGCCCTGCGCCACCTAACGTTTGTTTTTCATTAATATATGTAATTACAGGCACAGGTGCTTCTGGACTAATCCGTGTTGAAGTTCCGTAAATGTATTTGTCAACGATTACATCGCCGATTACTAAAACTTTATTCATTTAAATATCCGATTCTTGTAATAACGAAACTAGTTGAAATACCGTTTGTAACTTGGTCAAGTTCATCTTATTTTGTAGTGTGTTACGAAGACCTTGGTGCAAAGGTTTGGGCCATTTGTTGAAACTACACCACGCATATCCATCATGTTCTTGATTTAATATTGGCATAAATTCATCATTGACTACACATAGGTATGTGTGAAAACTAAATTTCTCGTCATTGCTCACAAACGTTTCTAACGGTATTGATTTAATAATTTTAGGAAGATTACCTAGCTCTTCTTCAATTTCTCTAAGAAGTGCTTTATATGGGATTTCTTGGTCTTCATTAGTTCCACCAACTAATCCCCAAACATTGTTTTGTTTTGATTGTGTTCGATGTAGGAATAAAAAACGTTGAGTTTTCAACGAATAGAATAATGCACCTGAACAGATAATGTTTTCCATACAAGTACTTATTTACAGAACTATACGCCAGCTTCCTTTTCGGTATTCGCCTTCAAAGGACAATGTCCATTCTAGACCGTCCCATTTGTATTGTACGCCTGTGTTTAAATTGGTTGTATAAGTTACATCTGTAGCTGTATCTGTTTTGGTACTCGAATCAAATACTATTTGCCATTCTGTTCCAGACCACTCAATAATATCATTTTCTTTAGCAACAAGTGAATCAACACCGCCTGCGTTCTTCCAAGCATCAGCACCGTCTGTATTGCCAGTAGCACCAATATCGCCTAATAATAATATTCTAACACCTGATTGTTTAAGACTTGTTGGGTTAGTTCTTGTAGGATCAATAATTGCATCAATAGTTCCTTTTTGCGGACTACCTGATAACCCCATAACTGTATTAGTTGGAATAGTATCAATGTCCCAATTAACAATAATCTGTGTTTCATCTAATGTATTAAGTGCAAATGTTCCAACAATTGGTGCACCTAAGTCTATTCTGTTTAGATAAATTTGACTTAGTCCTGCGGTATACTCACCTGGTTCAGATTCAAGTACTGTACGCCAACTAATTTCTCCACTAATTCCGTTCTTGCCAAGTTGAACAATAGTGTTAGTAACAATAGCATCATATCCTGCCGCTGTTGTAGCTACAATACGTATTCTATTATCTTTTTCTTTATTCTTAACAGTATTATTCCAACTATCATCATATGCTTGAAGCTCAGGCATTGAGTCTCCTAAATCAATAGTTCCTTTAGTTTCGTCAAAAATACTCATTATAACACTTGTAATAATTCCAAGTTTTTTAACTTTAGCTGGAGGACTAATAAAGATAGGTGTTTGAAATCCTAGTGTTGCAACATCAATTTCAGTTTCAGTTCCCATAGGAATACTTCTTGAACTAAAGTTAATGTTTTCTAAATTAACAACACTTAAACTTGTCCAGTCTACGTAGTTGTCAGTAGTTTGTATTTCTAAACTAGGATTAAACAACATTAATAGTTGTTCTAGTATTTGTAATTTTTGTTCTGTGTTAGTAGACCAAATGTCTGCGTTTACATTTAATAAAAACGGAGTAGGCATCATACGTTCTACAGTATAATTTTTACCCTGTGTATTTAAATATTCATTGTTGTCTGCATCGTAAGTGCGTTCTCTAATATGCACTTTACCTGTATAAGATGCATCAGCAGTTCTAGTACGATCCATTTCTAGACCGGTAACATATAAACCAATGCGTGGCGCACTTGGAATTTTGTTTTCGCTGTTATCTTTAATAATAGAACCAACTTGTCGTGTAATATCTCCATACATAACAGGAACTTGGACTAAATTTCCTTTGCCATCTTTATACGAGAAGTTACTCATTAGTCTAACTAGTTGAGTAATATATCTTCTTATTTGTCCATCATAAAAATGTTGCATTAGTTGTCTGCCCTAGGTTTGAGTGCTTTACTCAACGGCTGTCTTTCGACAACAGTTTCACCACCAATTTGATTAGTTGTAGTGTTGTTAATAAATTTACCTTTTTGTGTAGCCTTAGTATCAGTATTACTTAATGACATGCGTACATTATCTTCTTGTTTAACCCAACGCTTGCCGTCATTTCTAAATAATCTGTTTGGCATAAAGTCTGTACGCAAGAAAAAGTCTCCTTCGATTGCAGTTGTAGGAAAGCCAGCACCGTGTCCAAATGCTTCACCATTAGGTGGTATACCGTCACCAAGTAAATATCCTTGATATCCGCTACGTGATGGTGTTTGATTGATTCTATCAGCTAACAATTCTTGCGAACTAGCATCAAGATCATTCATGTCTGTTGTTTGTAAGTCCGGTTTACCATTTTCGTCTACAGCTAGTGTATACAAGTGCGTAGTGTCAAAGCCTGCACTAGGTGCATCTGCTTCTGCTTGAGCAAGAACTGCATTATTAATTTGCATTTCCTGTTCGTACGTACTAAGCACATCACGCAAAGTATTTGTACTACCTTCTTCAGATGGTAAATCAAGTATTTCTTTGAACTCTTGACTATCAACAATTTGTTTGAGTTTAATCCTGTATAAGTGTGGATACCACGTTTGGGTAAATCCTTCTGCGGCTCTATTCACGTCCTCTACAACATAAAAACGTTTTAGTGCAACACTATAATCGTTAAGTGCATACTCGTCTTTTAAGTGAGGAAGTTCAATAACATCTCCTGGCATTATCTTACGCCCTAGTGTCTTAACACTATAGTTGATAGGTATTGTCATAAACAATGTATCATTTTGTAAGAATAATCCAAACTGACTCATATCAAAGTCAATGTCTTGAACGCTGTAAATACCACGCATAACGTAAACATCAGGGTCGTATTTTCTATCCCGGTTTTCGAGGAACAACATATCTTGAATATTAGTTTCTTTTACTGCGTCATAGCGAGGCTGTGATGGAGTAGCATCTGCTTCATCAGGATTGTTTGGACCTAAATACTTGTGTACAAAGACATCGGTACCACCAATCGTAAACATCTCGGTGATCGTCTTGTCTAAGAACGTGTAGTCGGCCCCTCTTTCGGGTTTATATAAACTTAGTCTTGGCATAGTATAAGTATTTATCGTTAGCATAAATACTATAGGAGAACAAGACATATGGCCGATTTAAGCACACAAAAACAAGAAGTATTCGATTATGTAACTGCGATGTTAGGCGGTGGCATGGTTGATGTTGAACTCGATCCTATACACTACGAAACTGCTTTGCAAAAATCCTTAGGGAAATTTAGACAACGTAGTGATAATAGTGTTGAAGAGTCATACTTGTTTATGCCTACTATTATTGATCAGAACGAATACATTCTACCTAACGAAGTAGTAGAAGTAAGAAAATTATTTAGACGTTCAATTGGATCACGTAGTGGAGGTGGTGATGGCGGTACACAGTTTGAACCATTCAACATGGCATACACAAACACTTACCTATTATCAAGTAGTAACATGGGTGGATTAGCAACGTATGATATGTTTTCACAGTATCAAGAATTAGTAGGAAGAATGTTTGGTTCGTTTATCGAATTTAATTGGAATACTACAACTAAAAAATTAACAGTTTTACAAAGACCTAGAGCAGAAGAAACATTATTAATGTATGTGTACAATCACAGACCAGATAGTGAATTACTAAACGACTATCTAGGCAAAATATGGATTAAGGATTATACCCTTGCAGTTTGTAAGTATATGTTAGGCGAAGCACGTTCTAAATTTGCTACTATTGCAGGACCACAAGGCGGATCGACACTAAACGGAGACGCACTCAAAGCTGAAGCACAAGCTGAAATGGAAAAGTTAGAACAAGAACTTGTATTACAAATTGCTGGCGGCGTAGGCTACGGATTCAGTATTGGCTAACTAACACTTGACATCAGCATAAATTTACTATATAATAGTTTTATTGTTTATGAGGAGTCAATCTGTGATTATCGGTGTATGTGGTTTAATAGGAAGTGGTAAAGATACCATTGCTGATTACTTAATTAGCGAACATAATTTTCAAAAAATATCATTTGCAGACAAACTTAAAGATAGCGTAGGCGTTATGTTTGGGTGGGATCGCGAAATGCTTGACGGAAAGACAGAAGAGTCGAGGCAATGGCGAGAGCAAGTAAACGAGTTTTGGACTAAAGAAACAGGCAGAACGATTACTCCTAGACTAGTATTACAAGAATTTGGTACAGAATGTATGCGTTCTGGATTCTATGATGGTATTTGGGTTAGCTTAGTCAAACAAACACTATTAGACAATCCTAACAAGAATTGGATATTACCTGATACACGTTTTCCTAATGAAGCAAAAATGTTACACGAAGTTGGTGGGCATGTTTGGCGTGTTAAGCGTGGTGAAGATCCTAAGTGGTTTACTGAGTATCTTGAGTTTAATACTGAACCAACTGATGTACACCCAAGTGAATGGGCATGGGCACATACTAAATTTTCACAGATATTAGAAAACAACAGTACTATTGAAGAACTTAGAAGTCAGGTAGCAAGTCACCTTGCTTCCATCTAAAGCCTTCCTTGTAGATAATCTTAGTACAATTGGCACATATTGTCTTTAAGTTGCCAAACCTTACATTGTTAAGATCACCATCAATATAATAAACTGAAAACTGTTCTTTGTGTTTGCTAGTGTATCCACACTTGTCACAAATATTTTTCTTTTGGTATCCTGCCTGCTTCCACTTAGGTATTCCATTGGTTGGCTTACCGTTTTTCGTGCATGACTCGCATTTACTTCTATAGAAAGGCTTTCCCTTTTTGTAGTAGTTAATTGCTACCGGTTTAACGCCACATATGCATAAAGGTCTCATACTTTTATTTAGCTCCCCTTTTCGACCCCTTTTTCACCGTATATAAACCATGCATTTTGGCAAACATGGCTAAATAATAGTAACATGCTATATCAACAGGAGAAAACAAAATGGCTTTAGTATCACCAGGAGTACAGGTCAGCGTTATAGACGAAAGTTTCTATACACCAGCTGAACCAGGTACAGTACCAATGATTTTTGTTGTTTCTGCACAAGATAAAAAGAACGGTGCAGGCACAGGAACTGCGGCGGGAACGCTCGCAACAAATGCAGGGAAACCTTATTTGGTTACCTCGCAAAGAGAATTAACAGACTTATTTGGAGATCCGTCATTTTATACGGATACCAACAACAACGCATTACATGGTAATGAGTTAAATGAATATGGCCTACAAGCGGCTTACTCATACCTTGGTGTGGCAAATAGAGCTTACATTACAAGAGCAACACTAAACACATCAGAGCTAATGGCTTCTGCGACAGCACCAGCGGCTAGTCCAGCAGATGGCACATATTGGTTCGATACAGCAAACAGCGTGTTTGGTATTTTTCAATGGAACGGGGCGGCAGGAACTGTTACTGGTGGACAGAGCTTTGCTAACAAAGTTCCAACAGTAATTACAGACGCTACTAAAGTAACAGGCGGTGTACCAAAAACTTCTGTTGGTGCTATTGGTGACTACGCTATTGTTGCAACTACTACACTTAACAAACTTTATTATAAGAAAGCAGGTGGTACTTGGGTACAAGCAGGATCTACAGCTTGGATCAGCAGTTGGGCAACCGTAACAGGTACAATTTCCAACGCAACTGTAACAAGTGGCGCTACAATGAGTATTAACAGTACTGTGGTAACAAGTGCTGGAACAGGTCTAAGTGACATTGTAACAGCTATTGGATCAGCAGGTATTGCAGGTGTTACATCAGCAGTAGTTAATAACAAATTAGAGATTTACTCAACAGGCGTAGACATTGTATTAGCAACTAACGCTTCGACACTATTAGCAGAGATTGGCTTAACAGCGGCAACATTTAAAGCGCCAGCGTTAAGTATTGCTCCGCATACTAGTGTTCCAGAGTACAAGTCAACTGACACTAGCCCACGTCCAACAGGAAGTATTTGGGTTAAAACTACACAGCCTAACTTGGGTGCTAATTGGAAAGTTAAAGCATGGAATGCTACAACTAGCTTATGGGAAACTAAAAGTGCTCCAATGTATGCAACTCCAGAAGCGGCATTATACGGTTTAGATAAGTCAGGTGGCGGTAAAAACTTACCAGTAGGAACTGTTTACATCAAAACTAATAATGATGAAGCGGCTAATCCAATTGGTGACTTTAAGATTCACAGACGTCAAGCAACTGGTAATACTAAAATTACTTCAGACATTATTGCGGCACAGATGACAGCAGGAACTTATGCATTTAATATTGCAGAAACAACTCCAGCAAGTGCAGTACTAAGTGCGGCGACTACTATTAGTGTAACAACTACAGGCGCGGCAACTGATGCAGACGTTATTGCAGGAGCAATTAACTCCGGCGGATTTAATAACGTAATAGCAAGTGTTGATGCAAGTAACAGAATTGTTATTGAACACAATGACGGTGGCGATGTTCACATTACAGATACTAACGATGGTTTAGCTTTAGCAGGATTTGTAGCTTACAACGGCTCAAATGCGGCATTAGCAACACCTAACTTGTATACAGATGCAACAGGCAATGCTTATGATTGGGTTGCTAGTAACTGGAAATACTTAACTTACACACCAAGTACACTTGCTCCAACAGCATTAACAACTGATGGTGCATTATGGTACAATAGTGTTGTAGACGAAGTTGATATTATGATCAACAACGGTACTACATGGGTAGGTTATGCAGATTCAACAAGTCCAGTCTTTAACGCTAACGCGGCAGACAAAACAGACCCAGCTGGTCCAATTGTTTCTGCAAGTGAGCCAACTAAGCAATCAGATACAACTGATCTTAAAACTGGCGATATTTGGATTTCAACAGCAGACTTAGAAAACTATCCGAAAATTTACAAATACAACGGAGTTTCATTAAAGTGGGTTGCACTTGATACAGGTGATCAAACTACTGAAGACGGAATTTTGTTTGCAGATGCACGTTACGGAAAAGCAGGTACAAGTGGTGATACAGCAGGAACTATTGCTGAATTACTAGTAAGCAACTTTATTGACTTTGATGCTCCAGACCCAGCACTATATCCAAAAGGTATGTTGATATGGAACACAAGACGTTCAGGATTTAACGTTAAGAAATATGTACGTAACTATATTGATACTACAGGACTTAACATTAGATTTAACAATGACGAGTCAATGAGTGCATATGCTACTAACAGATGGGTTACTGAATCAGCTAACCAAGCAAATGGTGCAGGTAGCTTTGGACGTAAAGCTCAACGTAAAGTTGTAGTACAAGCGTTACAAGCAATGGTTAACAGCAATGCTGATATTAGAGATGATAATTCAAGAATCTTTAACTTAATGGCTTGCCCAGGTTACTCAGAGCTAATTGGTGAAATGAAAACACTTAACTATGATAGAGGCATTAGTGCGTTTGTTGTAGGTGACTTACCATTTAGATTAACACCAGATGCAACTTCATTAAACGAGTATGCAACTAACGTAAACCTTGCAGTAGAAGATAACGATGATGGATTAGTTACATATGATGAATACTTAGGTGTGTTTTATCCAAGTTTATTCACAAGTGATAACGCAGGTAACAACGTAGTTGTTCCAGCTTCACATGGTATCTTACGCACAATGGCACTAAGCGATCAAGTTAGCTTTCCATGGTTTGCTCCAGCAGGAACAAGACGTGGTGGAATTACTAACGCATCAAGTGCAGGTTACATTACTAGCGAAGGTGAATTCCAGAGTGTAGCACTTAACGAAGGACAGCGTGATACATTATACAGTAATGCTATTAACCCTGTAACGTTCTTAAGTGGCGCAGGACTTGTTAACTTTGGTCAAAAGACAAGAGCTAAGAATGCTAGTGCTTTAGACAGAATCAACGTTGCAAGACTAGTGATTTACTTACGTTCACAATTTAACAAACTTGCTAAGCCTTATATCTTTGAGCCAAATGATAAGATTACACGTGATGAGATTAAAGCACAAGCAGATAGTTTACTATTAGAACTAGTTGGGCAAAGAGCATTATATGACTTCTTAGTTGTGTGTGACGAAAGTAATAACACGCCAACAAGGATTGATAGAAATGAACTTTACTTGGATATAGCAATTGAACCAGTGAAAGCAGTGGAGTTTATTTACATTCCATTGAGACTTAAAAACACTGGTGAAATAGCAGGACTCTAATATGATAAATACTTATAAGCAGGAGATATTATAATGGCAATTTCAACACTAAGCAAAATTACAGTACCTTTGGATTCTAGCTCATCCGCTAGTAACCAAGGTTTGTTGATGCCGAAACTACAATACCGCTTTAGAGTGAGTCTTGAAAATTTTGGAGTATCAACACCAACAACAGAACTTACAAAACAGGTTGTAGACGTAACAAGACCTAACGTTAGTTTCGAACAAATCACAGTAGACGTGTATAACTCACGTGTATACCTAGCAGGTAAACACACTTGGGAACCAATTACACTTAACTTACGTGAAGATGTTAGTAACAACGTACAGAAACTTGTAGGCGAGCAACTACAGAAACAATTCGACTTCTTCGAACAAAGTTCGGCGGCGTCAGGTAGCGATTACAAATTTGTTACTAGAATTGAAATACTAGACGGTGGTAACGGTGCTAATACAGCAAGTGTACTAGAGACATTTGAATTGTATGGCTGTTACTTAGAGTCAGCAAACTATAACAGCTTGTCTTACTCTACTAACGATCCAGTTACTGTTGCACTAGCAATCAGATATGACAATGCTATCCAAAGCCCACAAGGTACAGGAATTGGAACAGCAGTAGGACGTACAGTTAACACAGCTATTACTGGCGGCGGCGCTAGTTAATAACAACTAATATTTCCTGAAGTATATAAAAAGGGTGTCTTTAATTAGGCATCCTTTTTTTTATCTATGCACTTAATTACATTGGATAAATATTAGCATAGGAGATTAAGTATGGCGAATAGACTTAACGGATTTTTAGACAACTTACTAACGGGTGCATTAAGCCCCAAAGGTAACTTAGCAGACGCGGCACATGCCGCTAGATTATATGTTGATGATGCACATAGGTTAACTCCTAAGTCAAAGTTTCTGTATCATGTAAGTTTTAACTTAAATGCAGATGCAGTACAATTAATCCCGCAACTAAAAACACAAGAAATTAATATGCTTGTTAAGCAAGTTGACTTACCAAAGTATCAAATTGCAACTACACTAAAGCATCAGTACAATAGAAAACGAAATTTACAAACACGATTAGATTACGATCCAATCAATGTTACATTCCATGATGACAACTACGGGCAGACTACTGCTTTGTGGGAAGCATATTACAGATATTATTTTAAAGATGGAAACTATGCAAGTGTAGACGGCAGTAATAATCCTAATACATCAAATGCGGCATATAATAGAGGCAACTGGCTAGGAACAGAAGAAGCAAATAAGTTTAGATACGGCATGGATAACGATAGTTTTAAAAACTTTTTTGAAAGTATTCAAATTTATCAAATGTCAAGAAAAAGATATACCTGTTTCACATTAGTTAATCCTATTATTAGTGGTTGGGAACACGATACTATGGACAACAGTTCGAGTGATAGTGTACAAAACTCAATGACATTACAATACGACACAGTTTGGTATTCAAGAGGTCCAGTTAAAGATGGTATTTCACCTAAGTCGTTTGGTAGTGCTAGTGGACATTATGACCAAACACCAAGTCCTAATTCATTAGCAGGTGGCGGAACATCAAGTGTGTTTGGCGTTGGCGGAATTGCAGAAGGTGCGTCTAGTATATTTGGAGACATTAGTAGTGGCGCGGCATTTAGCAGTCCTGCAAGTTTCTTAGGAACAGTATTAAAAGCAACTAGCATTACACAAAATGCTAAAGCCTTAGGTAGAGATGGATTAAAACAAGAAGGGTTTGGAATTCTTAAAGATCAAATTGGTAAAGCCGCAGGCATTGATGTTAGTGGAGTAGCAAACCTTGCATTTCCTAAGTC